TACAATTGGCGATCAAGAAATCTAATGAAAATTGGGTGAAGAGAAAACCTAAAGAAAAGACAGCAAGAGATCGCACTCGCGATCACTTTTTCGTCACAAAACATACACGTCATGATGAATGGTGCGGTAGGCAATATGGAGCGTGCCGAGGATAAATAATTTTACACAGGTGTCTCATGGAAAATCGAAGCAAGTACGACCCTCAGCGAAAAACCGTCGGTGCAATTTATCGCGATCTTCAGATGCGCGGTGAGAAGCAAGTCATTACTGGCGACATGAACTATGAATTGCGTAGTTCTCTGACCGTTGATCTAAATGACACGATTAAGCAGGGCACACTTGATTTCGACGGGCGTCCTTTCTACATCACTGTCCATGAGAAACGCGACTTGCAGATGAAGAATACATTCATCCGCCGAATGATAAAGACGAAATATCGGCCATATCCTGAAGATGACACGCTCGTTTTCAGGGTCATTCCCTATACAAATGAAGTCTCTTTCTGCTGGGAATTGCCTCACCGCTCTAATATGCTCAATATGCTCAATTGCCCCGATCTTTATCCGGCTGAACAACTGCAATTATATCGCCGTTGGGAAATGATGCAGCTTGAGTATTTCGGCTTCATGAAAGATGAGATCGGCAATTGGAAGGAAAACCCTTTCTATGCCGGCGACCAAGTCATTAATAAGAAAATCGAAACACAGGTCTCTTGTTCCACTGATAAGATTCAGTCCCTCCCCGAAGCTTCCTAGTCCAATATTCGTCAATCTGCCTCTTATGAGCGATCTCTGAGCATTCCTCTGAACAGTAGACATTCTTAGGGCGTCCAAGGGCACCTCGTATCGGATGGCATTCTGCGGTGCATGTCTTGCAAAAATATTTCTTTTCTCTGCCCACCTTTAGTTTTTCTCTGTAAGTGCAGCGCGCACATGCGCTTTGATTCAAAATAAATTTATTACTTTCAAGATCATTGCGGCAAATCTTGCAAATCATAGTAATCCAATTTTTAAATTGACATATACTTTTTTTTTTATTGAAAGTCAAGTCAGGCGAACAAAAAGTGTACTAGCCATGCGCGAAAAAACAAAAGGATATCAATGACAGAAGAAGCAAGCCAAAACAGCGAAATTTCCGAGGTAGCTCCCATAGGCGAATCCCAAGTCAATGAGCAACAACAAGCTGACGCAATTAAAGCCAAGAGACAAGAAGCTGACGAGCGAAATTGGAAGGCTATGCGTCTAAAAAATGCCGAACTCGAAAAAGAACTGAAGAAGCGACAAGAGGTCATGGATCAGATTTTGCAGGCGCAGCTTGCCAATTCTGCACCAAAGCCGGAACCCGATGAATTTGATTCGATAGGCGCAGGCGAGTTTATTCCAAAAGCTACAGTTGAAAGGCTTGTAGAAAAGAAGGCTCAGCAGTACGCCGAACAGATTGCTAAGAAAGAAATTGAAAAACATTTCAAACAGCAAAATGACAGTCAATTTCTCGAAAGGCTCGGCCGTCAATATTCAGACTTTAGCGAGATCGTCAATCCAGAAACTTTGTCTCTCCTCGAGGAGAGCGAACCGGAACTAGCAAAGACGATAGCAGACTTAAAAGATCCTTATAAGATGGGAGTCCAGACTTATAAGTACATCAAAGCGATGAATCTATCTCAAAAAGTACCGGATGTCAGAAGGCAGAAAGAGACGGAAAAACAGATCGAAAAGGCTGAAAAGTCAATTCCGTCGCCTGCCTCTTTCGATAAACGCCCGATAGCGCAAGCCTTCAAGATGACGGATGCCATGAAGAAAGATTTGTATCGCGAGATGATGGGTTATGCGGCGTCAGCCAGTGCGGTTCCTGAAATGGCGTAATGCCATAAAGGAAAATGACGATGTCAGTTTCAATTGCATCGCTGCCTCCACAGATACAGCAGCGTTACAATGCTAAATTGCTGTCAACTCCTGAGCACAATTTGATTCACAATCTTTTTGCGTCTCCTGTTGAGTTGCCGGACAATAATGGCTTTATCGATAGGCAGTCACGTTATGACCGCCTTGATCTATTCGAGGTGCCTCTTGACGATGCACAGTCGAATCCTCCGCCACAACAGCTCAATAGGGTTGATGTCGATTGTCGCGTAAGAGTGTATGCCACGTATATGGTATTAACTCGCCAGGTGACAATAACCAACGAAGATCCTGTCCTGAATAGTGCTGCGGCACGTTTGGGTCAAGCATTGCGAGAAACTCAGGATGCGCTTCAACGCGATAATCTCGAAAGTTCAGCCAGTATCATAAATTGTGTGGGTAAACGACAATCTGCCCACGTTAAATCTTCTCTGATTGACTTTAAACTCCTCGTCGCGTAAGCGAACGGACAAAAAGGGGCAAGATTATGAAATGTAAATATTGCAAAACAAGATTCAATAAACACACTGAGACTGGTGGATATATTGAAAATAAATGGTTTTGCAATATTCATATTAATGATCAGCCTGAACGTAGCAAGCGAGAAGACCTAACCACAACTTCACCTCTACCAAAATCATTAGAAAAAAGATTGGTAGGGGGTTGGAAAAGAGAGTTGTTAGGATGCGGTGCTCTGAGCTCTATGGAGACATAGAGAGGCTAGCTGAGAAGATTAGCCCGCCTACAATATATTGTAGGTCACAAAAGTAACAGATTTTGGGACAAAATGGCGATATTCCGACGGAGATGACAATTTCCGATATCGACGACGTATTCACAATATTGCAAAACAATAGTGCTGAGTACATCACGAATATCGTGGAAGCGGATTTGAAGTTCGGCACAAGCCCGATCGGTGATGCCTACGGTTGTATGCTTACAAGCCGTATGATCCCTGTTCTCTATAACATGGTCGGATTTACTAAGAAATTCCAGTATCCGAACATCACGCAGACGCTTTCTACCGAGATCGGCGGCGCTAACAACGTGCGATTCTTTATCTCCGAGCAAGGTTCTGTCTCGCCAGGGGCTTCGCTTCTTGGCAATGACATCGCCAACTGCTTCGTTGCGGCTAAAGAGTCCTACAAGGTTGTGTGGCAGGCTGGCGGTAAGGCAAGGTTCATTTACTTGCCTCCTGGATATAACAATGATCCGTTAACCATTGATTATCAAACATTTGCGGATCTAAAATCTTCTCTGATTGACTTGAATCTCTTAGCGGGTAATGCCGAAGACAACAAGGCGCAAGCTGAGCAATATGCTCTTGCAGCGTGAACGCAGTAAGCGAGAAGACACCTGAAAGGGTGATGCGGTACTCTAGACTCTATGGAAACATAGAGAGGTTAGCCGAGAGGACTAGCCCGCCTAGCAAACTAGGTCATAAAAGTAATAGATGGGCATGTTAAGACATACAGCCGGTTGCTCGTTTGACGATATAGACGAGGGTAAATTTTCCCTGATTGACTTGGAAGCCTGTGATTATGCGATTGCAGCATAATTATGGCGACAAGGCGGAAGGAATATGATACACTTCACCTGATAACAATAAAGGAGTTGTCAGATGAAAAAGTGTGCCAAATGTGAAGAAACTAAATCGTTTGATGAATTTAGAAAAAGTTCTAGATACAAAGACGGTTATTACTCAAGATGCAAAAAGTGCATGCAAGAGTATGAGAAAGCAAACATAAATCAAGAAAAGAAGAGAGAAAAAAGAACCAAATACAGGGAAAACAATAGAGAACGCATTAGAGAGCAAGATCGTGATGCTTATCACAAAGATCCTGATAAATTCAGGGCTAAAGCTAGAGTCAGTCAAAAGAAATATTTTCAGACTGAGAAAGGCAGAGAGAAGTATAAGCAGCAAGGATTGATCTTAAGACAGAAATATCCTGAGAAGGCTAGAGCAAGAAGCCTGCTGAGTAATGCAGTATGTTATGGCAAGATAGTAAGGCCAACAATATGTTCTCTTTGTGGCAGCGATAAGGGCGTTATAGAGGCCCATCATCCTGATTATTCTAAACCTCTTGATGTGATATGGGTTTGCAAAAGTTGTCACTTTATGGTGCATAATAGGGTCAAATTCCACCGTGATCGACTGAGCGGGAGAAATCCGAAAGGATATGCGACAGTCAAGACTAGCGAGGAAACCGCTAGAGGAACTTCCGAAGAGTAGTTCCCGCCCGAAAGGGTCAGTACCCAGATGCAGGGGAAAGTAATAGAGCGTTATCAAGGGCAGTGCATCACGAATGACCTTTGGATCCAAAACTTACGCTCAACAGGCATATAGGAGGTTACTATGAGTCAATTTCCTTATGCATTCTATGAGTGCGGGACATATGTTAACGCAGCGACGCCGGTGGCGCAGAATATTGCGATAACAGACTATCCGACTAAGTTTCGGGTCAAAGATGTCACTGACTGGGGGGCAGCTACTACAGCGGTTGCAGCCTTGGAAAGTGAATGGAATCGCGCTTTGCCTCAGGGTGCTTACCTGCAAATTGGGCAAATCAGCGGAGCTGCCGGGGCTAACTATTTGTATCCTTCTCAGGGTACAAGTGGCGGTTTTACATTCATTGATCAGTTGCATCCTCCACTTTTTACAAAGGTGGCGATTACAGCTATTAATGGAACTACAGGCGTTGTTCTTACGGGCACTACTACAGGTATCAACGTAGGGGACACGGTTCGTTTAATTAATGTAGTCGGAGCGCACCAGATCAGCACGATCTTGTTTACGGTCACAGCCGTAAGTGCCGGGGTAAGTATTACTCTCGGAATGCTTGCTAGTGCTGCATCTGCCGGATTGACAATTGCCAACGGCACTACTGGTTTTTATCAGAAAGTGTATGCCAACAATTTCTATCCTAATGGGCTTCCTGTTTTGTATGTCACTCAGGCAACTCAAGCCGTTGTTTATTTTGGCCGTCCTAATCCATATACACCGGGTGAATTGGTAGATTTCCAAATCCCTGTTCCTTATGGAATGATCCAGTTAAGCAATTTAACAAAAAATGCAGGTCATGGCGCGCTCTCTTCTTTCCCAAGCGGGGCGGCTAGGGTGTTGTCTGTGACTAATTCTTCGACCGTTTCATCTATCACAATAGATGTAAACACAACAGGATTTACAGCATTCCAATATCCGACCTCGGCAACGGTTGCTCTTGGGGCTTCGCCTCCAAATTGTTTCCCTGCCGGATCTGGGATCGTTCCATTGAATGGAAGTCCTAATGTGCCTCTTTCCCCTCCAGGAACAAACTTGCTAGATGCTTTTGATAATAGGAATCAATACGTGATGAACGTGGGACTTTCTGTTGTCGGTGAGGCATCTGCGACCATGTTCTGGGAAGCATGGAGAGCGGATCATTATAACGGTGTAACTAATGCCTAATAAATGGGAGGGGAAACTCTCCCCTCCTTCCAACAACAAAGGTGAAGATCATGGAAGTGAGAGAATTAGGAAGAAAAGTAAAGAATACGATGCCGGCGGCCGAAAAGGAAAAACTGGTGAAACAGATGCGCACTGACGACGATAAAATGGTGCATGGCAAGTTTGAATTCATAGACGCTCAAGGCGGTTGGTTCGAATTCGCCTATCGCAAATATCCTGGCGAGTTGATCAAGATGATCAAACTTATTCATGACGAGGTGTGCGATTTGCCCATGGGCATTGTTCGCCACTTGAATAATACAGTGCGCAAGGTGCGAAAGTATAAACTTGAGATGTCTCCGGAAGGACAAGCCAAGACGGCGCGGCCATACACGGCGCAATCGCGAGTAAGGTTTATCCCCATGGATATGTTTTAATCATGGTATTCGTGCCATATGAGTTCATCCCGAACTTGCAATATATCGCCAATATCACACAGGCGGCGCAGGGTCTTGTCACGTTTACGGAAAATCATAATTTCACATTGGGGGAATGGATCAGCTTTCGCGTTCCGCCTCCCAATGGGATGATCCAGCTAAACAACCAAAAGGCTTTAATTATCGCGCTGACGCCAAATACTGTGACAATAAGTGTAGACACGACCTTTTTTTTTCCTTTTATATTTGTATTAAATGAGCAAATTGCGTGCGTTGCGGTGCCGGCAGGATCAGGGATTCCGCCAGGAACGGCGACTGTTACCTTGGAAGACGCTTTTGACAATAGGCCAATCCTATGACAACTTTTGTACCTGGGTTTCCCACCTTTCCGGCGCTTTCGGATGCCATCAAAAAGACAAGGCGACTGGCTGCTGCTAATAATGCTTTCCAGGATACCGATGCTTATATCGTTCAGCAGATGCAAAGTTTCTATAATTATGATCTGCCTGCCAAGTTCCGGTCTCTCAAGTTGAAGGACATTTATACCTTTACGACGAATGTCGGTCAAGATGTTTATCCATTCAATAGCGAATTGTACACAACCGTGGACACCCCATGCTCCTGCGCTAAAAGGGAGTTGAAGTTTTTCACAAGCCCCTGGGAATTTTACGGCGTCAACTACAATTGGCAGCAATACAATACTTTTGCTACGGGCAATGGAACTAATGGCCCATATAGTGGTTACACATTGGCGACGCCATTGATTGCCAGCGTCAATAATGATCCAGGGGCACGGACTACGCCGAATCTTTATTTTCCTCAAGGGCGTGTACAGAATTTGCTTATCCATGCCAACGTACGCTTTGGAGACACGCAAAATGTTACCGATGATGGCAACGGAAATCTCATTCAGATCTTTCAAACCGCAGGTCCTCAAGTGCAATATGGTTGGCAATATTATCGTCAATTTGCTGCTGCTGCGCCTGCTATTCCTACAGCGACAATAAATTATGCTACCGGTCAGATCACGGGTCTTTATTTCGCCGAGGCTATTCCTGCTGGGACGCCTATAGTCATTGCCTACAATCCCGTAGTCCAGGCGATCCCATTGTCGATCATGTTCTATCAAAATCAATTTACGCTACGCCCTGTGCCTGACCGCGGTTACACAATTGAATTGACTGCATATCGGCAGCCAATTCAAGCACTTCTTGCCAATAGTATGACCGGCAACCCTGAACTCAGCGAATGGTGGGAAATTCTATCGGTCGGCGCGGCAAAGAAAATGTTCGAGAACAGACTGGACAGCGATGGCGTTATCTTCATTGATAAGATGCTGCGAGAGCGTTACGACATCATCGAGACGCGCACGTACGCTCAGATCGGGCAGCAGCGCATTCATACACTATACACGGATCAATTAACTTATAACTATGGAAGCAATGGTTTCATAGGAGGAGCGGGAGCGATATGAAGAAATTTGTTGTTAAATGCGATGACCATGTATTGGCCATTGAAGCGGAAGTGGTCGATTTCAACGAGCAGGAAGAACTTTATTTTGCCATTAAAGATGAAATTGTGGCGGCTTTCCGCAACTGGGACTATTGGTATGAAGAAAGTTAAAAAGGAAAAGAAGAAATTAAAAACGCCGCCGGCAAAACCAGTTAAGACTGGCGGCGCATTTTTCGTCGGCAATTCAACAACGTAAGGGGTTGCGCCATGGTCGTCATCAAAGGCAAAGAGAAGAAGTTAGATAAGAAACTGCCTTCTTCTAAAAATATGAGTGCGAAATCTAAGAAGATATTGCGCCGTCCACAAGACACACAACCGATTGCAACTGTAGCGGTTTAGGAGGTATGGCATGTCTATTCCTACATATAATCTTGGTTATCCGCAAAATGGTTCGACGCTAGGGCAATCCAAGGCGACTATCCGGAATAATCTTGACGGCACTTTCCTGACGGTTAGCGTCAATCATTATAATCAAAATTCTAGTTATCCTGGGCAACATAAATTTATTCAATTTCCAAATAGCAGTATGTTTGCACCTCCAGTTCCAAATCTGGGAACAGAAATTGATCTATACAATGGGGGAAGCACATTAGGAGGAGCAAATAATTTATTTTTATTGCCTCCTGGCTCGACGTCGCTTTTACAAGCGATTCAATTGACCAGGGCATCAAATTTTCCAACTTCAAATTCTACCAGTGGTTTTTCCTGGCTGCCTGGAGGGTTTTTAATTCAGTGGGGGTTTAACAATGTGAATCCTGCTGGAGCGAGTACATTGATAGCTTTTCCGACGGCATTTTCGTCGCCTTCCACAGTTTATTCCATAACTATCGGCAATATAATAAATACAAATAATAGCGACCCTGGAGCTAATAGCGTCTTTGTTCGTTCGAGTGCCACTACGAATGCTAGTTTTAGAGTAGTAAATTCATCGTCATCTGGGGAATTGGCTGCAATTTATTGGATGGCGATAGGAACTTAATATGTCATCATTTCATCAAGTGCTGATAGGCGGATATCCGGACGGTGGCTTGGTCACTGACCGTAAGCCTTTGATGCTTGCTGACCAAGCTTTCTCTGATTTGCAGAATGCCTATGTATGGCGCGAGAGGACGAAGAAGCGTGAAGGAACGGTCGGCGTCGGCCAGTTGCGCCGCATATTGACCGCTGCGAGCCTAGGAACAGGAATTGTCTACGGCGTTCCTTTTTCTATCTATGCTTTTCTCACTCCTCCCATTACTGAACCCGATGCTGTAATTATTCCTGGCTCTGTCGTCATCGTTTATGGCGGAACAACATTTACAGACCAAGGAAATGGCGTGCTCGCTCAGACAGGGATGATAACAGGAGCTACTCAAGCTAATCCATGTCAGATTACAAGTCCCGCACATCATTTATTCACAGGGTCAACAGTGACCATTTCAGGCGTTGGAGGTATGACGCAGCTCAATGGAAACACATATACTATAACCGTCACAGGAGCCGATACTTTTACATTGAATGGGGTCGATTCGACTGGGTTTGGTGCTTATACTAGCGGCGGCATGTGGGTAAGCATCAATGTTAATAACTATGGGACAATAAACTATCTTACTTCGTTTGCAACGATTTTTTCAACGACGACCCCAGGGACGGCGGCGACAATCAGCTTTTCATATTATCCTCAATTGCCGGTCATGGGCATATTGAAAGAAGATACATCCCAATTAGGCATCGACAACACGATTTACTTCGATACGAAATACGCCTATCAATATGTCGTCGGCGGTTTTCAAGAGTTAGTTCTCGGCACGACATGGACAGGAACAGATACCGATTTCTTTTGGGCGGCCAATTATCAAGGCGTGACTCCCGATGAACGTTATTTCTTTGTTACGAATAACAACATTCATCAAGCGGCCACTCCTCCGACGTATGATCCTATACGTTATTATGATGGTTCGGCATGGACTAATTTACAGCCATTGACGACTGCAACAACAACCCTTTATCAGGCATTAATCATCATTCCATATTATGGGCGTCTTCTTGCGCTCAACACTTGGGAGGGCTTGACCAGTGGTGGCTATCTTGGAGCAGTCAACAATTATTCCAGGTGCAACTTTAGCCAGATTGGAAACCCGATAGCTGCCGACGCGTGGCGTTATGATATGTTCGGCCTTGGCGGTTTTCTCGACGCCCCTACCAATGAGTCAATAGTGAGTGCGGCATTTCATCGCAATACGCTTATTGTCTTTTTCGAATATTCCACGTGGCAACTTCGTTATATTGGCGAGTATGGCCTTCCATTCATCTTTGAGCGCATCAGTTCCGATTTTGGTTCTGTGAGTACATATAGCCCAATTGTCTTTGATCAAGGCATTATGACGGTGAGTGACCGTGGGATTATACAGGCAGGAGCTGCCGGCATTTCACGCATTGATGACCAAATTCCTGAGACCGTCTTCAGCTTCGAAATACAAAACAATGGGCCGAATTTCGTCCATGGGGTCCGCGACTTTGAGAAGGAGGTCGTCTATTGGAATTACCTGGATTCATCCCAATCTCAGAATACGCAGAACTTTCCGAATGCTACGCTTTTATTCAATTATCGCAATAACACATGGGCGCAATTCAGAGACAATATCACATGCTTCGGAATTGGTCAATTCCAATTTGCCATCACCTGGGACAGTTTGACGACATACTGGGAAAGTGATGCGTCCTGGGATAATGTCGATGATCAGGCATATGTCGATTATGTGACTGCCGGCAACCAGCAGGGCTACATCTTCATCTATGAGAATCAGGATGCCTCTACCATGGTTCCTGCGCCGACACTATTTGCGCCGTCGCTCACGATCATGGGTGTCAATTTTAGCCTTAGTCCGACGCAATTCACCGTGCCGAATCATAACCTTCTCAATGGCGAAATTATCTACATCACTGGCACCCTCTGGACTGGGACGGATCCGCTTATCAACAATATCATTTATAATGTCAGTGTTGTCGATGTAAATACATTAACGCTAGGCCTCTGGGATGGAACAAATTACGTGGCGCAAAGTTTTGTCTCATCGGCCGTTTACCTTGGCGGCGGTCAGATCACCTTGTTTCCTAAGATGAACATTGTCGGCAAAGATTTCAACCCATTCCAGAGTGCAGGCAAGCAATTCAAGCTGTCATTCATTGACTTTCAGCTGGATTCTAATCAGGCATCGCCGGCAATTCCGGCAATCACTATTCAGCTCTTTGTCAATTCCTATGTCTCTCAGGATTCTCAAGCCAACATGCTGCTTGGCAATTTTGAACTTCTCAATTCATCACAAAATGCCGGTTATATCTCAAATGCGCAGCAGACAAATCCTTGTATCATCACAAGCATGAATCATAGTTTGACCACGGGAACGCTCATCGCAATTGGCAATGTGCTCGGCATGGTTCAGCTCAATATGATGGGAAATTTCACGGTCACGGTCATCGATGTTAACAATTTCAGCTTGAACGGCATTGATGCGACAGGATTTACAGCTTATGCAGGAGGGGGCATATGGAACAGTTCGCCAACGAATGGCCAGCCTTATACTTCGGGATCTCAATATGCCTGGTACCGTTTCTACTCTACGCAATATGGGCAATACTTAAGGATAGCACTGACTTATGACGATGCGCTCATGAATCAACTTGCTACACATCAAAACCCGCTCGAATTGAATGCCATGAATTGTTGGTTTAGAGAGGGTGGCAGGATTGTGAATTAGATGAACCATGTAAAGCGGATTTACACATATGACCTTCTCAAGCAATCAATCACTAAACACAAATCAGCTTCCGATATCCCTTGATATCGATCCGGAAGAGCCTAACTATCAGTCGATATTGCAGGCGTACTTGCGCCGTGTGGCTAATGCGGTCAATACGAAGCAAAGCGGTTTGTTCCTGCTTCAGGAGACGTCAACGTTTAGCCAATATTATACGATTGCCGACCCGCAGCAGAATCGCAGCAGCTATCGTCTCACCGTTGATCTTGTATTGTTAAATGGGGGGAATATCGGAACTGGCACAACATCTTTAGTTTTGACAGGCCCCCCATCAATGCCGCCATTTACTCAACCTCAAGCAATTACCGGCTATCTCTATCCCGTGTCATCTAATGGCGGTGCCCTTGACTCAACAGGAAAATCCTGGTTCATCAATGACCCATTGCTGTCGGTGCAATATATCTCCTCGACAAATACAATAATTATCGTCAATGGTACGGGTAGTGCATTGACATGGTGCGTATGGGCCATGGAATATTTAAAGAATTAATTATCATAGGTATCATATGGGTTCATGGGATTGGCTTCTTGGCTCTGAAGACAAAATGACAAAGTTGGATAACAAGTCGGCCGGCCAAAATCAATTGCATGGCAGCATTCTTGATCAATTGAAGAAGTTGATGAGTGGAGGCGGTGGCTATGATCAGGCGATACAACATTTTCAAGACTTGATTGGCCCTGGGGGGTTTGAAAAATTCTCTGACCCTTATAGGCAGCAATTCAATCAGAAGACGTTGCCAGGGATTGCAGAGAAGTTTGCCGGCGGCGGCGCATTGTCGTCTAGTGGATTCGGACAAGCACTCGGCGGCGCATCTTCAGACTTTGAGGCGCAACTTGCCCAGTTGTTTGGAAATAAACAAGATCAGGCAGCTCAAGGCATATTCAGTCAGTTCAATGAAATGTCCAATCAAGGTTTGAATTATGAACCCTTTACATATCATGAGCAAAAGGGAGAAGGCGGTCTTCTCAAGCCTCTATTAACTGCTGGCGCGACAGCTCTTGGAGGCCCACTTGCAGGGGCTGGCGTATCAGGAATTGAAGCCCTTTTTAAAAAACTAAGTGGTGGTCAAGGAAATTCCCTGCAAGGCGCGTCAGGTCGGGGATGGTAAAGGAGATAAATCATGGTACAGATACATACATCAAGTCCCTCACGGGGATCCCAATTAACGGAAATGCTCGGCATGGAGCTTGGCAAAAGCTTAGGTAATGGCGTCGCCAGCTACTTCGCTAATAAAGCCATTGACGAAGCCATGGAAGACCCGTCCATGGAAGGCAAGCCAATGTCAGCACGCATGGGAAAACTTCAATCTATCCTTGCGCCCTATGGTGAACTTGGCGAGCAGATATTTAAAAAAAAATACGACATCGAAAAGCAGGCTTATAATGAGAACCAAGCCAAGGAACAGCAAAAGGAAGCCTTAGGAAAAGAGCAGCGGCTTTTCGCCCAGCAAAAGGAATTGCAAGGGCTGAAGAATGCCGGCAAAGCTGAGAAGGCGGCGAATCCTTTAGATGAACCGATTCGCCAGGATCAGATCGAGAAGATTGAAAATGTGCTGGCAGCGAATCCCGATGCGTCGCCGGAGCAGTTAGGTTTAGCATTGGGCAAAGCCGGTGTTAATCCTAGATATCATGCGCCCTATATCAATGCTCGGAAGCCTAAGAATGAAACCCAGGAGAGCCAGCAAATAAAGCCAGATCAGTTGCGTAGAATGCAAGAGGTTAGAGCTACTCCAGAATATGCGGAAGCATCACCTTCAAGGAAATATCAAATGCTAACCGATAATCTCGTTTCCAAGGGAAATGCAAAGGCGGAAACGGATATTTATACTGAAGAAGAAAAAAATAAACCTGGTTCCGAATATGCTAAACTTCGGGAAAAAGCTGTTGGCGAATTAGTAAATACTTCATTTCAAAAAAGATCAGAAGCCGAAGATTTAAAATTTAATTTAGATACTGCTAGAAAAGCTATCAATGGAGAAATTCAAGAACCTGGATTGTTAGCAATCGCAAAAAATGATCCATACGGACAACTTTTTTTTGGGCTGACTCCTGACGAATCCGAACTACAAGCTGCTAACAAAAAAATTCTGGGTGGCACAAAAGGTATATTCGGAAATAAACCCACGGAAAGAGAAATATTTTTACTTTTAAATAGTATGTTACCATCTATTGGCAAAACTAAAGAAGCTAATATGGCTGGTTTGAATATATTAGAAAAAGCTAATGATCTAACCATTCTCCATTCTGATTTAATAGATCAAATAACAGAGGGAGGAACTAAATATGTGCCTAACATTGAAAGCCAAGTAAATAAACGAATGAAACCTATTGTAGATCAATTTAGAGATGAATTGAAGCAAGCAAATGAGGCAGTTAATACGATTCAAAAAAGTGAATCCGGAAAAAATAATCAAGGGAATCAAAAACGTCCCCTTTCGGAGATTTTCAAATGACCGCCAGCGCATTTCAACAGGCTAAGAAAGAAGGATATTCTGACGAGGAAATAGTTGATTATCTAAAAACGAATAAGCCGGAATTTGGCAAACAATTTGAAGAAGCTCGCGCATCTGGTCATAGTGATCAGGAGATCCTCAATTTTCTGGGAGGGGAAAAAAAACCAGAAATTAAAAAAGTTGGAAAAGCAAAATCTATTCTATATGGATTAGCAGAAGGTGCTTTGTCAATTCCTGGTTTGGCACAATATGGCGTTAATGAATGGTCAAAAGGTATTGAAAAAGCTTTAGGTAATGAAACTAAAGAAATGTCTTTTGAAGAAGAAAACCCCATCCTCAATACTATCTCAAAATTTCCAGAATCTGAAGACCAAACTTCTAGGAGGCTTAGAGTTGGTGCCTCCGGTGCAGCAATCGGAACTCTTGGAGGTATTCCAGGAATTATTGCAGGTATTGTGGGAAGTCAGGCAGGGCAAACAATTCGCGAATTATATGGAAAGGAAGGAAAGTTTGAAAAGTTTGGCTGGGGAGAGGCTTCGGCAATTGGCGCAGATGTATTAGCGGGAGGAATCGCAGGTATCGCAACTTCCATTGCACAAGGTGGCCGTGCGGCAGCGACACGATCGGCCAGTCAAATTCCCGCTATTTTTGGATCTGGAGAAACTGCATTAGAACGAGCGGTCATAAAAAATGTTGTTCAGGGCGAAAGAAATGCTTTACAAAATATTGTAGATAACTTTAGCACTACTCAAATTAGGGGTTTTGAAAATCAAGCCGCTGCGATTTCACCTAATCGTTATAGTGAATTAACTCAAGTTCCACTTTCTGGATTACGGCGTCAGGCTGATCAAATGTTTAGAATGAATAATTTAAATATTATAAGTCCACTACAGGTTACACCGGAGCAAGGGGGAAGGGCCATTCAGGAAGCTGCTAATGCTACTTTTCAAGATACCGTAATTAATGCCGAAAGAACTGCTTATAGCGCAGCAAGAAAAGAGGCTGCAAAACTTTCAGGAGAAGCACCTGAAACTTTAGAGGCTTCTATTAAACTTCGAGATTCATTAGTATCAACTAATCCTTCTGGCGAACAAAATCCATTAGTTAACTATTTAAATGGATTGATTTCCGATTTACAAACTGTTACCCCTGCACGCACTGTTCCGGCTTCTAATCTTTTAGACGTTTCTGGAAAACCATTAATACCAGCTCAAGAAATCGCCGCATCTTCAGTTCCAACAAAAAGATCTGCCAATGAATTAGTTGATATGGTTCAAAAAGCAAATCAAGCCGTTAATTATGGAAGTGAATTAAGGGAACAATCTCATAGACTTATTCCAATTGTAAATACATTAAGAAAAGAAACCGCTGGTGTACTATCAAAAAACCCAACCGCAGCAAATCTTTTTCATGAAGCTAATACATTGCATGCAAGAAATGCTGAAACTTGGGGAACAAGATATATGAGAAATGTAAGATTCACGGAAAATCCTGAATCTCTAGTTTCAGCAACAGAAAAAGCTAGTAACATGAGAAATTTGAAACAAGCTGTTCCAAATCCAACAATTCAAGGTATTGCTGAGCGATTGGTTGTCGATAAAATTACTCAAGGCGGTTCTTCTTCTTCCAATCTACAAAAAATAAATAATTTAACTCCAGAATTAAGTCCAAATGCTAGAAATGCCGCCCATGAATTAATCAATGTTAAAGATCCTTTGACCACCACAGGAGGACGCGCACAAGTAAGAAATGAAATTCTTAAAGATGCGGCTCAATCGGTAAATACTGGAAAACGTCCAGAAAAAATATTAGATCTAATGGAAACGCCAAAAGGATATATGATCGTAAAAGAATCTCTTAATGGAAGTCCTCAAGGTAGACAAATTTTTCAAGCTGCTGAACGTTTATTTATAGAAGACATTTTTACATCTATTACAGATAAATCCGGAAGAATAGATTTTGGAAAAGCAAGAAATATTTTCAAAAATAGAGAAGTTCGACAAGTAACAGAAATGATCGGTGGACAAGGTCTTGTGGGAAGATTTGAGGCTCTAGAAACGATTGCAAACAACTTTGAAAGAAATGTCAGTTTATATTCCAATCCTCAAACTCAGTCTCTTTTCAAAAGTCTATTTAAAAATGTCAAAGATGCTGGATTTGCAGGAACTATATTACACGCACTTCACGTTCCTTGGCCCGTCATTGTCGGACTTGGATTGGGAAAAGCTGCAACGGGAGCCGCAAAACTAGGATATAATGCTTTGCAAAAGAAAGTTCTTTCCAATCCCGAAGCAGTAAGAATATTGGGTCTTATAAGCACAGCCAATACGCCAGAAGAACTAGCAAAACAATTGCCCCGTTTGATAACGCAGATTGAAAAAAAGAGCGAGAATGAATAAGTTCCTTCTGTCTCAAATTCTCCTCTGGAGAATTGTATAAAAAATTATTTAAATTTTGCGTATAAGGTTTAGCTTTTTTTCCTTCATAAATACATTCAGCTATTCCTATAAAAATACCACCCGTAATTATTGTTAAAAAAAAAGTTGTCATTATTTTCCCTCCTCATGTTTAGCTAATTTATCCGGCATAATTTCCTTCATAATCAGCACCGTCTTAATGACGGCCATATCTTTTTCGATTGTGGAAAACTTCTTATCCATTTCATTGAATTTTTTATCCACATCATTAAATTTCCCATTCATCCAAAGAACCGATGTTAGGATGCCTCCTATAATCGCGACGGTATCCGCATGTTTCTTCAAAAAGTCCATATAGCCTCATAATATTGTTTTTTAAGCACTTACATCATATCACACACTTTCTTTCTCTGCAACATGATTTTGCTTGACCTTGAGATATTTATCTCAAAGATTAGGGTTAATTAAAATTTTAACTTTGAGGTCTCAATGTCAAGAATCTACAATGCTTACGGAGTAGGACAAGCGTTAATTCCAGTATTTCCAGCGCCATTGCCTTTTGAGAATCCGCCGACGACAAATAACGACAATTTCGATATAGGCCAACTGGTTTACACGCCCCCAATAGGGCCGACGTCATTCTACATATATGCCGGCGCTGGAGTTTGGGATCAATTGACAATCGCTGGCGTTGGCATCGTCAATTCGCTTACAGGAACAGCTAATCAGATTGCAGTGTCCACACCGACAGGGGCAGTCATATTGTCTATTCCGGCGGCGTTTATTGCTCCTGGAACAATTGCCTCGACAGGCGGCCTAACTGGGGGCACTGGCATCACGGCGACCACGGGAAATATTGTGGCATCGGCCGGAAATGTCGCTGCGTTTGGAACAGTGACCGGCGGCACTGGAGTTATTGCCACTACAGGAAATTTAACAGCCTCGGCGGCAGCATCTGGCCTTCTCTTGACACCAACTGTTGCCTCTGGGGCAGCATCCGGCACCGTGGCAGCCAATGGCCGCGTCGTATCCGTAACATTTACTGGCGTCAGCATTGCTTCCGGAGCAGCACAGGCGTTCACAACATCAAATACGTCAATCACAGGATCAGGAACAGTCCTTGCGCTGACATGGTCAGGGGCAACGGCCGGCTCGGCATTGTCAATAGAATCTATCGTCAATAGCGCAGGCCAATCAGTTATTACGGTGACCAATGGAACATCGGCGACCATGGTTATGAGCGTTGCCAACATTACTTTCACATACTTGGTGCTCAATTAATGATTAAGCAAGAAACAATACTAGAGGTAAATAGAGATGATCGCATCTATCGCCTTCATCTTCCAGAGGGCGCAGAGCTTGGAGAAATCCATGACATCCTTTTTGAGATGCGCCTTTTCATCGCTGCACAGATTGATCACAAGATTCAGCAAGAACAACAATTGCAACGTATACCGGAGGTTTCCCATGGCGGTCAACAATAGCCAAATTGCCGAATGCGGAGTCGAATTGACGGCGACCATGACTGGCGCCGCGGTCCCCATCGGCACGCTGCTGCAAAATCCGGTCATCATCATCTTTGATAATCAGGGGACAGCGCCGGTCGCCATTTCGACCAATGGCGGTACGACAACATGGCGGACATTTCCAGGCGGTGAGGCTGTGCTTCTCGATCTTCGCGGCAATCATGGCATAGCGGCCAACTTCACTTTTCCTCTTGGGACAACATTTACCGGTACGGGTGCCTCGGGAACATTCTCGATATCATACATTTACGCACTTTCTATTTGAGGTTTGCCGATGAGTCAGATTTACAAATCAACAAATAGCGGCGGCGGTGCTGTCGATGAAGTTACTGGAACAAATGGCGTAACAGCATCGCCGATTACTGGCAATGTCGTGGTTTCCGGAGTAAATGCGACTACATCAACCGTCGGCGTCGCCTCGTTTAATCCTTTGGACTTTACGGTTAGCGGCGCAGGGGAAGTTACATTGATTTCTGGAGCAATCTTTCCTTGGACGGACGAAGCAACAAGTTTCGCAGCAGCGGCTTATAACGGCTATTTCATCATAGGCACAGCTACGGCAACATTGCCGGCAGCACCGACACAAGGCTCTCGAATAGAGTTCGCCATAGATTCCGCATCCGCAATTCTCACCATCCAGGCCAACACCGGGCAAATGATCCGTGTGGGAACTTCGCTCTCGGCATCCGGCGGCACGGCAGTTAGCCACTTTGACGGCGATTCAATCATCTTGATCTATCGAGCCGCCGATACTACATGGATTTCCGTACCAGCCCCAGAAGGGACATGGACGGTCACTTAATCATCAGGAGGATTTATGGCAGCAACACCAAGCAATAGTTTAAATTTAAACAGCACTACGGCCGGTCTTGTGACCTGGGACGGAACGGCGACAGCATCAACCACGGCGATTACTCAATATGACACCTTGACAGGGGGCGCATCGAATACCGTCAATAATGTTGCGCCAGGGACGACGGGCCAGGTTCTCACGAGCAATGGCGCAGCAGCGCAACCCACTTATCAAACTGCTGCATTTATTGCCATGACGTGGACGGATGAAGCGACGAGCTTCGCCGCTGCCGCAAGCAATGGCTACTTCGTCACAGCGACGGCAACAGGCACACTTCCGGCATCGCCAGCCCAGGGCAATACGATTGTTTTCGACGTCGATTCCGCGTCCGGAATATTGACCATCCAGGCAAATACCGGACAAATGATCCGGCTCGGCAAGGCCGTTTCCGCTGCTGCCGGCACATGTGTTAGCAACTTTGACGGCGACTCTATAACGCTCACTTATCGCGCTTCCGATACCACATGGCATGGCAGAGCTGCACAAGGAACCTGGACAATAACCTAAGAGGCGATGAATGGCAGCAACTAATTCGAATGCAATAAATTACTTCAGCCCTGCAAAATGGGTCGTCAGTACGGTTGCCGGCCAAGGAACGCATACGACGCTAGCCGGCGCGCTAGCCGTTGCTTCTGCTGGCGATACCATTGTAGTCATGCCGGGAACTTATACGGCCAATACAACGATCGGCATTGCATGTAATATTACTGCTTTTACTGGCGACGGCGTCGGCAATGTCATCATCAATGGCACATTGACAGTCACGGCAGCTATCTCAGTCGAGTTGTCAAATCTTTTTCTCCAGACGAATTCGGCGCCATTATTGGCTGTCACTGGTTCCGCTGCTTCTGTAGTTAATTTGACAAATTGTTATCTAAATTGCTCAAATAACACAGGGATAACATTTAGCTCGTCAAGTGCTTCAGCAGCCATTAATTTGTATAATTGCAACGGAAATATAGGTACATCAGGAATTGGTTATTTTGCTCATTCTTCGACAGGAATCTTAACTTTTGAAAATGGTATCTATTTAAATACTGGATTATCTGTAACAGCAAGTACAGTTTCCGGTACAAGCGGAGGTACTTATTGTAATCTTAACATGTACAATACATATTTCCAGGCTACGATTACAATTAGTAATGGGGCTTATGCTTTTATTGCCAACTCTCAAATTAACCTCTCCTCAATCGGCCCTGCCGGTTCGCAAACAAACGGCACAGGCTTGACAACAACTAGTGTTGGCGTGGTTACAATTGTTGGTTCAACAATTGCAGGAGGAACTACATCAGGTTTAACAATTACGTCGCCTGGTTCTGTTAATATATACAACAGCACACTACAAGGAGCTTCAGAAGGAGCAACGGGAACGGGGGCAATTACCTATAGTAATCTAACCCTTATCGGAAGTGAGGTAATTAATGTAACTAGTCAAACAGGTGGTGTTGCACCTGGAGGAAGATTTCAAACGCCTAGTGTCGGATATATTGGAGAAGTTTTATCACATTCCGCTACAGGAATATCTGTTTCTTCAGCAACAGCTACAAACATTACAAGTTTAACATTAACCGCTGGAAATTGGCTGGTTTTTGGAACTGCTGTTATTTCTGCAACCACATCCGTTGTATCAATTTCAGTTGGTGTTAATGCTGCAAGTGCAACATTTACTACGATAGGAGTTGATTATAATCAACTTTTAGGACTTGCAAGCACTGCGCCAATATCTTTAACTGCCCCTCCTCAAACTATAAATGTTTCATCTTCTACTACATATTATTTGAATATAGATTCGAGTTTTACAGGAACAGGAACAGGAGCAGGATATATGAAAGCAGTGAGAATCGGTTAGTCACATTTTGGGCAATTTCCCATATGATTTACCTCTTTAACGCTGTACACATGACCTTTGATTAATAATTGAACTTCCTCATTCTTTTCGTTGCAAATACCGATGATAGGCGTTTTATCATCAGGATAGTAGAAGTGCATAACCCCTGCGTGTGAAACTGATGACAGACAGCAAAAGAGTAAAAAATATTTTAACATGGTAACCTCCAAATTTGATGGCATTATGACAAATAATCCTTTAAAAGAAAAGCCATCTCGTATAAAAAAATCTAATGAAGCATGGCTGACGAAAAAGGGGCCGACGAAGCCTAAGAGAGATCATCCATGGAAATCAGACAAGATTTTTAACACACAAATACAGCGAGACCCCGATGCCATTAATTAAAAGCGGAAGCCGGAAGGCGATTGGCGAAAATATCAAGACAGAAGAGAAGACAAAGCCGCATAAGCAAGCCGTAGCAATAGCTCTAAATACGGCCAGAGAGTCGGGTGCTTCAATTCCAAAGAAAAAAGGAAGGAAATAATGTTCAACAAATTATTCGAATTAGTCGGCTTGAATGGCGTCGATGGATTGAGCACATATATTAAATATGTAATGACTTGTGTTGAACAGCATGCCGGTAGCGATCTTTCATTAAAAAATGCCTTGATAGATAGCGTTGTTGACATTCTACAAGCTCACAAAACAAAACCAGAGGAAACAAAGCAATGAAAAAAGAAATGAGCTGCAAGGGCGCCAAAATGCCCAAGGGCATGAAGCATGACGGAAAAGAAAAAGAAAAAGAGCATAAAAAAGAACATGAGCATAAGAAAGGGAAAAAGAAATAACCGTGGATGCCAAGATCAAGAAGATAGAAGCTAAAGAAAAATCCGCCCTGAAAGATACCAAAGATCTGCTAGCCATGGACAAAGTTCAGGACAGAAAGCTCGCCTCTTGCAAAAAGAAGATGCGCAAGAAATCAAAGAAATGATACAAAGAGATTGAATTTTTTCATGTAATACTCCTAAAGCCTTGGGAAGTTCAGGCGATAGCGTAAAAAACTATCGCCTGTTTTTTCTTCTGGAAAACCCTCGATTCCTTTCCTCAATTTTGCACAAACGACCGTGAAAGTCTTTAATCTCGACCTGAATTGCATTTATGTCTTGCCGGATTGCATTATGTAATGAGATGCTAATTCCAAAGAAAGTCAGCATGATGATCAGATTAGAGCCGATGATGGCCAAAACCTGAATATGCGTATCTGTCATATCATTTTCCTACCGTTAATCTAAATGATGTCGTCGGGTCGCCCCTGAATAAATCAAGGTCAATGCGTTGCAATGCCGGTATATCATCGTATTTCACACGCCCCTTTGTCAACACTTTTGTCAGTGTCAAACCATGGCCGCGTGCATTGCGATTGCCAGCGAGGGAAGCCAATCTATTTCTAGACGCCTCCAGACTTTTTTCTATCCGTTCCTTTTCTTCCTTGAACTTCTCAAAGATAAATTTCTCTAATTTCCACTCATCATTGCCTTGCATGTTCAAATAGTCGGCATCTGTAAGCTTGGGTTCCCTGAATGTCGTGACGCATTCGTAAAACTCAAGTTCCTTTTCGAACATGGCAGCAATGAATTCATTATCGCGCTCAACGCCAATTGTGATTACCTTCTCTGTCTGCGGATGGCAGGCAGCAAATATTCCTTTGCTATAACCAGCCACCATCAAACCATGTTGTATTTGACAATTTACGGATTCAGGCACAAGTGTTTTTTCTGCCTGAGAGTAAAACCAAACGGATGATTTTATCTCTAAAATTTCTTTAGTCTCATGATTAATCCCATCATAGGAACAATAAATATGGGGATATTTGCCTAAGTCGTGTACTTCTTCAGGAAATACAATTCCGCGCCCCTCTTCGACGATCTTGCGCGCTATCGGCTCAAGACGCTTGCCCTCGCGCATGGCCTCATTTTCCTTCTGAGGCTCGCGCAGGCCGACCATTTCTTCCCAAAGCTCATGGGCCGTCTGGAATCTATTCAATCCCATGATGGTGGGGGCCGACGACCCCCCGATTTTCTTGCGTCGGTATTCGTGCCATTCCGGCGACCCTTGGATTACGTCAATCTTTGCCATCGTAAATTTCTCCTATTTCCCAATCGGGTTTAATAAACATATTTATATTAAAAAAATCATCATGAGCAAATTTCCATGCTTTGCTATATGTTGAATAGTATTGAAGTTCACAGTTTTCAAGCATTTTTAAACTTCCAATCGAGGATGTTTCAGCCCATATGCGGTATTTGATATCGTTAAATTTAAAGAGATACCCCTGCTTCATCTTTTCATAAGCTTCATGAAAATACATGTTAATTCGTCCCCGTCTTTAATTGTTCTTGCCTTCTCGCCAGTGCTTTTCTTAAGCACACTTGATGCTGTTCCGGGGTTAGGTCTGCCAGTGATTTAATCTTATAATGCTCTAAAATTACCTTCCTGTAGTCGTCATCATCGCCAAGGGCATCGGTCAAACTCTGCAATTGATGAATCGAAATCTTTTCAGCTTTTGGAGGTGTCTTTCCACGGCCAACAGCTGTTTCGCCATCATCCTCATCATCGCACACAACCCCGACCAGAGCTGACAAACTATAGCGGCGAAAATACGACATGGCGGCTCCCATGCCCTGGCTATCATTCTTTGCCGGGTTCAGTGGCAAACTTGATTTAACCCATTGGCCACTGCTATGCGCAAGTATCGTGGACATGACGACTTTGTCGCTGACAATCTCAGTACTTTGTAGCACACAAAGACCGTATTTGCTAAGTACCGGCCGCGCAGCATCCCAAACGCTGCCAAGATCGGCATATTTGCTCTTGAAAAATGGGTTAATACTATCCTTGATTGCAGCCTGCATCTCGCCCTGAGCCTTTGATAAAGCCGTCGCCAATTCGTTAATGTGTTCACTTTGATTCATAATTTATTCTCCTTTCCGTGTTACATTGGGTGCCATTGCCGGCGCGTTAATTTTTACATACAAACACACATCTTTAACCAAAAGATGCAATATATCGGCATCAATATCGCCGTCGTCATACAGATAATCAACTAGCTCGCGCATCGTAAAAGCTGCATCATTAGCTCTCTGCTCCATGGAATCGCAATGATCACATGAGCCGTGTGGATTCCATTGAATCGCATTCATCACGCCACCCCCTCGTCAACTATTTTATTTAATACCGATTCGATAATTGGGCAACCCATATTATCCTCAGCATCAAAAATAATCTCTTGAATGTCATGGCAAATCTGCCTCGCCTCATCAGCCGCTTGTTCTGCCAATGTTATTCGGCTCTTCAGCCTCCTCAACAAAATCTTGCATAATTCTATATCTTGACTCATATCCAAACCTCTGTTATCGTATATCCATGACTATATCACATAATAACAATCAGTACAACATAAAATAATGGAAAATATGAAATTAAAAGAATATATTAACAACTTGATAAAAAACGAAAGGTGGACGTCGAAGGAATGCGCAGCCCATCTTGGCATATCTGTACCGCAAATGTATCTCATCTGCCGCGGAGGTGAAAATGTCAGGATCATTACTGCAAAAAAAATCCAGGAAGCTACAAAAAACAAAGTCAAATTCGCCGATCTTGTTCCCGACAACTGGGATCAATAGACAATTGCCACAGTTATCAGCGCAATAAAAAGAAGACCGATAAACGAAAATAGCATTTGCAGCCAAAGGCTCCCCTTTATCTCTTCACACACCTCTTTAAAAACTTCTTTCACATTCCCCTCCCCTGTTTAATATTTAAAAAAAACTTTAGATGTTAAACAAAATATTTTGAAAGTAAAATTGACAAAATTTCAAACCGCCCCTACTTTGAAGCAAATTTACCTAGGGGAATCAATGAAAAATCAAATTATCTGTCCAGACTGCTTTCATAACTTAGCGTCAATTTCTCCGCTATATGCAAAAATATGGCTGCGCATGATAGATATTGTCGCGGCCGATTCATTTAAAGATATTTCTGTCTTGGATGATGAGCGAGCGTATGGATGTCTAAAATTCTTGGAAGAATCGGGTTACATTACTACAACCGATTGTAATTCAGCTTCCAGTGAAGTTATTAAAATTAAAGTACATAGCATTGACAGAGAGGGTAAAGAGGAATTTTGCCTCCTGCCCGACATCCATTGTGAAGTTTGATTTTTAATTTGACAAAGAATATAAAAAATAAAGCCGGGATCGCCATCCCGGCCTTACATTCGCTATAAAAATAAAAACACACGTCAGATCATAGCGAATCCCAAATTATTTCCACAAGTGTTTAGGACTCGCCTATGTTTGTCTGGAGTTGTATTCAAGAATTTGCTAGCTTAGAAAGCGAAACGGCCAAGTTGTCGAGACTTGGCCGTAACATCACCTGTGAGCAACCACAGATGAAAGTATGGAACATACTCTCATTTATAGCAGCTCACAGGTTAACAGTCAATAACCTTGTGAGATCATATGTCTAATTACTCAATCCAAGACGAAAGTTCAGATCATAAGTACTTTTCTTTAATTCCTCATATAATTTTCGAAATAGGTCTTTCCGCAAACCAAATTGCATTATATATGGCCATTAAAAGATCTGCAGGAGAAAAGAGCCAATGTACAAGATCTTCAAAAAATCTTGCAAATCAGGCAGGTCTTAGTAAGAGTGTTCTTTATCGAACCCTTCCTTCTCTTTGTGAAATAAATTCTATCTTAAAAAAACCTCTTATAAAACATTCTAGTCGTCTTACGCACTGTGGTGATAGGGATACAAATCTCATTACAATTATTGATATTTGGCATGAAAACTTTGAATTTATTCAAGGGGGGGGTGGTGTCAAAATGACACTACCTAGTGTCAAATCGACACCAGGGGTAGTGTCAAATCGACACCAGGGTAGTGTCAAAATGACACATAAAGAAGAACATATTAAGAAGAACCTATATGAAGAAGAATTAACACCACCCTTACCCTCCTCAAAAAAAAGTGGGGGGGTGGGTTTTATTTTTTTTCGCGATCATGTGTCTTTGTCGAAAGAACAGCATGACAAACTCATTGCCGATCATGGCGCGCCATTCGTCGACAAGATGCTCGACATTCTCGACGCATACAAGGGCAGCTCAGGCAAGCAATACAAATCAGACTTTCACACGATGAAAAATGGCGGCTGGGTGCACAAACGCACCTTGGAAGACAATGAGTCCTCCGCAAAAACAAATTCAAGAGCGGTTTTGGGTGGCAAGCGCCAAGACGAATACGATAAGGCATGGTAATGATTATCCCGATAGAAAAGTTCAATGAAGATAATATTCGTGAAGGCATTCCAGAAGCGTTTTTTGGAGCGAAAATAAAGTCGATTGTCCTTGATGAAAATGTTCTCGAAAATCAGCGTAAGGGCAAAATTCTTAAAGATTGGGCATGTAAGCCGCCATGTGTCGGCAATTTGCTCTTTCATGGGGCGCCAGGGCGAGGAAAAACTTATGCAGCCATTGCCCTCATGTATTTTTTAGAAAAATTCGATAAGATTCCTTGGCATGAGATGCGCTTTGTCAACATTGCGGAGCTAAATCAGCAATGGTTGGCCAATTTCGGCAATTACAGCGAAAATTATGCCAGGTTGACATTTTTAAAGTCTGTCAAGGTAGTAGTTTTCGATGATCTCGGCTTGCGCAAGCCATCCGAAGGCTTCTTGGATTTTCTCCATTGCCTCATCGACGCCCGCGTCAACTCGCCGGCATTGATAAATATATATACAACAAATTTGACAGGAAAAGAATTTAATGATCTTTTAGGACCACGGCTCGTGTCGCGCATTAGCGGCGGCGTGAAGATTGAATTTAAATCAAAAGATTTTAGGCAAATGAACACAAAGGATTGATGATGAGCAGCTTTGAATTTATCGGACATGAATATTATCCCGAAGATGAATACACGAAAGAGATTGCGACATTTCGCTTGAGCGTGCCCGTGGAAGTGATTTATTGTCGGAAGAAGACCAAAGAGAACGGTTTGTTTTGGTCGGCGGCGTCGGTAGGGGTGACGAAGGGGGGCAGGAAAACTTATGTTGATGCCGTGAGCCAGGATAGCAAGTTTCTCGAGAAGGCTATCAAAACATTTCTTGAAAATCGCTCATGGGAGGGCAGGTCGGCGCATAGCGAAAAGCCAACATCGATGAGCGAGGTGGCAGAAGAGCAGGAATTGCCGTTTTGAGGTTGGGGGCAAGATCGCCGATAGCGAAATTTCGCATTCTGAGGCATTGCCATTGCTTCAAAATTCAAAAGATGTGCAATCACACCAACTAAAGAAAAAAAAGCGTCCTAGGCCAATTAAACGCGTTTGGGAAATTTTAGAAGGTGATGGGCGAATTGAGATGACGCTAGGCATTTTGACGGTCAGCGAGGCGAATTGCTCGGA